GATATCCAACCGTTGAATCCATCCTTACTGCCAGCGATGAGGAATTGGGCAAGATCGGAGACTTTACCCCGGCAGTTGTGCGAAAAATCCGAGAGGTTTTGAAGTGACCGCTTTCACCCGGCAGTTGGTCCATACTTGCGCGATTGAGCGAGTACAACAGGACCGGGATGATATTGGCGGGTTGCGGGATACCTGGGTTGATTACCTATCGGGGCAACCATGCCGGTACGTGGAGAAAGAAGAGAAATACGCTGATGAAACGGTTGGGTTGATAACCCAGGTCATTCCAAGACTCTTACTATCAACCGGATTAACAATCAATTCAGTTACTGACAGAGTAAAGGATATCACGGTTGAGGATGGTAGCACGATAGGGCCATTTAACATCTTGGAGGTACTTACCAGGCGGGGACCAAAAGGCCAGAATCACATTAGCCTTAAACTGGAAAAGATTAGTTGATGTTAAACCCCGAGATTACCGTAAAGCGATTACCAACCAAAACCTTTAACGCCCTTGGGAAGCTCGGGCAAGCTCCCCATACTGAACGGGCTTTAATGCAAGGTGGGTTGATCATCGAACGGGCGACTAAACAGAACATCACGACCCAAGGGTTGATTGATACCGGCAAAATGCGGAGTAGTGTAGCAGCCCTGGTTGAAGAATGGAATAAAGTGGTTGTTGCTGTTCGAGTCTATTATGCCTTCTTTCACGAATTTGGCACAAGATTTTTACCGGCAAGACCGTTTCTAAGACCGGCATTAGATGAGAACCGGGAAGATGTAGCCAGAGCGGTTGCTAACTACTTTGCGGATCAATTACGGAAATTGAGATGATAGAGCAAGCGATTTACACCAGAATTACCACATTTGCCGGGTTATCTAGCCTGATTGGTACCAGGATATACCCGAATCAGTTTCCGAAGGGGGTTAGTTACCCGGCTATCCGGTATTTTACGGTTGATGATCCATCGGTTGCCCAAACCCACGATGGAGGACCGGAGGGGTTAGCCTCTCCGAGATACCAGTTTGATATTTACGATACAACCCCCAATGGGGCAAAGCTGGTAAGAGATCAATTAAAGTTTTGCCTTGAGGGGTATAGCGGTACAGTTGCCGGGGTGATTATTCAGGGGGTTTTGAAAGCAAACGGGCGTAGTTTTCCGTTTGAGGATGAGGTTGGACTGTTCAGGGAATCGCTTGATTTCTTTTTCTGGCATACCCAACCCACATCATAGCAATTATTCTAATGAGTGTTGAGATTTTTTGAAAGGGTGTATACAGATGAAACGTTTAGTTAAGCCTTTTGCTATTGCCCTGGTTGCCCTGGTTTTGGCTTTTGGGGTTATCGGATTACTTGGTAATGGGGTGGCCTATGCAGCGGGTGAGAACGGGGTACGAGATTTAATCACCCCAACGACCTCCCTTCTTACCGGAGTCACCCAAACTTTGACCGCTGTTACCGGGGATGGTTTGAAATTCCAGAACACCGGCAAAACGTTTGTGGTTATTAACAACACCTCGGGCAGCACCATTACTGGCACATTTACCACGGCAGGAACGGTTGACGGATTGGCGATTGCCGATGTTGCGGTTGCCGTTGATACCGGGGCAACCAAGATCGTTGGTCCATTCACGACCGGGGTATTTAACCAGCCAAGCGGTACCGACCGGGGAAAGATTTACCTTGATTGGAATGCGGCTGTTACGGGTACCGTGGCTTTGTCGGTGACTTTTGCGGCCTACGAATTAAACTAACCTCCGGTTTGTTAGAAAGGGGATTATTGGATGAGCAAATATAGTGCTTTTGGGACTCAGATTGCGGCAGACTTCGCCGGGGGAACCACCTATACCACCATTGCCCAGGTAAAAAACATCACTCCCCCCAGTTTGACCCGTAACACGATTGATGTAACCACCCACGACTCGCCCGATTGGTGGATGGAGTTTATCAAGGGGTTGAAAGATGGGGGCGAGGTAAGTTTTGATATCGTGTATGATCCCGCCCTCGGGAGCCACGATGCGGCAACCGGCCTGTTATCGGACTTTGCCGATGATGATACTATCGCGGCGTGGAAGATCACTTTTCCAGATACGGGTACAACGGAATGGACCTTTGATGCAATCATTTCGGCGTTCACCCCTGCTGCACCAACTGACAACTCCCTGGACGCCAGTATCACGTTGAAGGTTGCGGGAAAGCCAACCCTGGCTTGATATTTATTTGAATGAGTGTTGAGATATTTTAAGAGGGGTAAGAAGTGAGCAAGAAATATCTTTCGAGATCGCAAATCCTTAAGGGGGGCACCCTCAAACGGGCAGAGGTAGAAGTACCGGAGTTAGAAGAGGGGGGCGTTGTCCTGGTAAGGGAGTTGACCGCCGATGAGATGTATAAACTCCAAACGCTGGCCCAACGACAGGATAACAAACATTCTTTTTCGGTTCAGTCTTGTGCATGGTGCATCATTGATGAAACCGGGCAATCCGTCTTAACTACGGCTGATATAACAGAACTGGCTAAAAAGTCCTATGGCATCATCAAGCGGATTGCGGATAAGATAGCCGAATTGTCGGGGTTGGGGAACGAACAAAACCCGACCGAGGATGCCAAGGAAAATTTTACCGAAACCCAACCCGGCGATTCGCCTTTAGACTAGCGGCAAAAGTTGGCCGGGTTGATGTTGACCAAATGTTGGCAGAAATGCCCTCTTCCCTATTTTGGGAATGGTTAGGTTATTCTGAGATTGAGCCATTCGGGGAAGATCGGGCAGACTTACGGGCGGGTATTATCGCCTCAACCATCGCTGAGGTTAACCGGGATAGAAAAAAGCACCCCCAACGTTATTTACCAAAGGACTTTATGCCCAGGTTTGAACACCGGGAACAGTCGGTTGACGAGATGATCAGAATAGCGGAAAAACTGACAAGAGCTTGGGGGGGGACTGACAAGAGGGATAAGGGGCGGTTATCACAGTAACCGCCTTTTTTCTAACGAGTGTTAAGATTTTTATAGTCCACCCCTACTATACAGGATTGGCTAAAATAATTGACAGTACCAGTAAACTCGATTGTTTGATTGGGGCTTAGGGACAAGGCTATATTCTCGGGGAGATGGTCAATACGCAGGTCATTACCGGAAAATCTTTTACCCAGGTCTATCCAGGCAAAGTAACCGGAGTCATCCCGAGAGACATTGGTAATCTTGCCGGTGCCAGACAGGGGTAAACCTTGAATCTCATCCTTGTATATCTTGTCCCATTGGGCCTGAGTTGAAGAATTAGCCCGGTTACATAGTAGGGCAAAAGTTGATTCTTGGGACCGGGGGTCACTTGAAAAAGTGGAAACAATACCGGCAAAGACAAAGGAAACCAATATAACAAGAAATCCGATAAGTATGGTCTGTTTCACGGTATTACCCTCCATTGTTCAGTATATCACAGGTTGTTGTTGGTGTCATTAGAACAGGCTTTCTCTTGTGGAAATTGACCGAATTGAAATAGCATTAACCCTTGATAGCAAGGGGTATAGCTCGAAACTGGATGATATAGAGAGACAAACATCCTCATGGGCCAAGGGGCTTGGGGGGATGTTCAAGGATGCCTTTTCGTTTGCTATGGGGGGGTTGATAGAAAAAGGCATACTGGGTATTGGTGATGCCCTTAAGAGTCAGGGATCACAAACGATTGATGCCATAGCCAAAAACGAGCGATTGACGATGAGCATGGAGTCTCTCATTGCCGGGGAGATATCCAGGGGATCAGCCATTGATAAGGTTGTTGGGCAACAGATCAAGGCTATTGGTATAACTGAAAAAGAGCAAAAAGAATTAGACAAGCTGAATGGTGGTCTCGAGGAAGAAACATTTAAGAGGGATCAATTAAAAGACCGGATATCCATACTGAGGGGTGAAATTAACAGTATGGTTATCTCCAATGATAAGGATGTTATTTCCCACAATAAAAAAGTCGAAGCCCTCCAAAACACGGAATTTCAGTATAAAAAACTCTCCGGTACCGTTTCCGAACATCAGGCCAGGATTGCAGAGTTAACCGGGTTACAAAACAACCTCGTAGCCTCGGATGTCATTGTGAAGGAAAGACAACTTTCCGTTAATGATGCAATGG